GTTAGTCACTCCCATGTCAGTTGCCATGTGCACTGCTCTGTTCCTGTTGGATAGCTTGTCATTAAGTTCAGCCCTCACCCAGTCAGTGAGGGTCTGATTGTCTTTGAGATAGATGGTCTTAGAACGGCTCATCATCATCACCTAACAAGATTGATAACTCATCACGTTGCTTAACCTCACCTTGCACCTTCCATGCATCCAGTGTGTTGTAGTACTTATCACCTACTTCTCTCCCTCTCACATTGTAAGATACTTCCACCTCTTGACCTTCACCATAGGGTGCGATGATATCCATGCGGTCATTGACTGTCTGGAAGATAATGTGTTGAGGGTACTTGTCCTGTGTAGTGATCACGAATTCTCTCACTGAGAACTTGTCACTAATCACATTGATTGGTTTGATGAGTTTGATAACTCCTTTGATTGTTGAATCTGCCATTAGTCTTGATTTTTTTTGTTTAAAATTGCAGAGGCTATCACATACCTTGTGGTAAGTTCCTCTGCATACTCTTTTGCCATTGCGGCTACTGTTCCATGTGGGTTAACATACTCCTCTTGGAAGCCATTACCTACTGATGATAATAAGCCTTGCATGGCTGCTATCATTGCTTTTGCGAAAAACTCTTGTTCTGTCATCTTATTTATTATTTAATTCATTAACATACTGTGCATAGTACTCAGAGCAATATCTGAGTCTCTCCATTATCTGCTCCTCATACAAAGCCTCTCTCTCATATCTCACTACAGTCACTCTGTGATGACTTGGGATGTGGTCAACTCTGTGGATGGTCATGTTATCCCACTCAGTGAGCAACTCATCGGGTGTAGTGTACATGGTGTAGATCAACTCAAATGATGGTCTATCATACAGCCACATGTAAGCTCTACCCTGCCACTCATAGTCACTTGACTCAGCCTCTGATGGTGTTGCGGGGAAGGTTTCTAAGGACCAAGAGCTCTTGATGTCAATGATGAGGTCATCTGTTATGATATCACAGCATCCACTCATCTGTTCATTAGTTACTCGCTCTTCATTCTTAGTGTAGTTGGTGAACCTAACTGTGTTGAGTAGGTCAATTCCTTCCTGCTCCCACTCTGTTCCTTTAATCATAGGCTTCGTTCTAAGCTCTGTGTTGAACCCGTAGAAGTCCTGCTTAGCAATTCTCCTTATTTCTGATTTGGCGGTCTCAGATAGCATCTCTGACTTGCTACGAGGGTTTGTCATTAGCTTCCCAAGTTGTGATGGTCTCCATTTCATAGTGCTGCCTCCTGTTCTTTAGTTAGGTTGAACTTTGCCTTGAGTTGCTCAACAGTGTACTCACCTGCTGCTATCTTAGCCATTGCATTGTTGAAGCGTTCTGTATCAAGTGACTCCTTTACTTTAGGCTTTGCCTTAACTGGCTCAGATGCTGAGTGACCATCATCATCCACAGCCTGGAGTGATAAGATAGACTGCAATGTGTATCGTCTGTAGTAAGTTATGGCACTACCCATTTTTTGAGGGTCAAGTCCAGTTGGTAAGTCCATGCATGAGTCAATACTATTATCTGAGTCAACATCTATTATCTGAGTGCATACACTATTGCCATGGATAGGTTGTAAGAGTAGGAGTCCATTCTCAAGTAGAATAGGCTCAACTGCCTCAATGATAGCATTCAAGTCAGCATAAGACTTCTTAAAGTGTGGGTTGTTAGCGTTTTTGGTCACCTTGCCGATTGCTAACTTTGCTCTGTGGAGCTTCTGATGGAAGGACAGTGTGACCTGCTCTTCATTTGCTTGTCTGATTTTCTCAGACGTACTGATTAGTTCTTTCATTTGCTTTATATTTTCATCAAAGATAAGGTAATTTTGCATATATGACAAATAAAGTTATTAACAATTATCATGTTCATTATTTATACCCTTAACTTTCTTCTTATACTTCTTATAATACCTCCTGTAGTTGATCACTTCTTTGGGGTGGGTTAGCTTGATTCTCATAGTAGTTGTATCTCTTGTTTAACATCATACCAATAAGACCTTAGTAAGTGATTTTGAAGGTCTAATTCATTTAATATCTCATCCACAGCAATCAATGCTAAGTTTTTAGCTATTTTATCTTTTAATAATTCAGAGTCATGAAGTAAACATATCTCTGTTCTCATTAACATAAATATTCTAAAGGCTTCCTCTTTTGCACTCATAGCCCAAGTATAAATGATTCATACCATACCACAAACTCATCAAATGTCCTGACAATGATATACACCCCTCCTGCCTTCTCAATGGATGCTTGATACTCCTTCTGCACCTGAGACTGTACATCCTTGCCGTACTTGATTTCCAGCTTAACTGACCTGCCTCTGATAGTAGATGAGATATCAGCAGTACCTTTGGTAGATTGTCCTGGTGTCCACTTGCCAGGGAGCTGCTTAGTGTGTGCAAGTTCACCTGTTCCTACCTTTATCTTAGCACCTTCCCTGTACTGACCTTGGGAGCTTATACGTTCTGCTTGACCTCCCATGTAGGTGATGTAAGCAATCACACACTTTGTTAGTGAGTTGGCTGAGTCATCCTTCCAGTTGGTCAAGCCTAAGTAACTTTCATTAGTGTTAGGGTACTTGAGCCTCATTGACTCCAGCTCCAGTGCTTTGAGTTTAGCTTTGTTTAGTTTGTTCATGATATCATGTATAATATATGTTGGTACTTAGTTACGCCATTTGGCTTATATCCGAACCATTCTGTTGGTGTGATCTCAATAATCTTTCGTACCTGCGTTTCCAAATATCTTGATCTATCTCTGCACTTGCTAACTCCTTGAATGGTGTTTGTGGTATTGGTAATTCTTGAAATTGCTTCTTCAAGTCTGATAATTTCTGATTCAAGTCTGATAATTTCTGATTCAATGGATTGTTCAGACATTTGTCTCTCATATCTTGTAATGTCTGCTCGTATGTTGATAATTGCACATCTAATATGTTCTCTTCTGTCTCTATAGATTTCTGTTCTTCCATATAATTGTGATGTTTCTTCATCATAGATGCTCTCAAATTGTTTATTGTCTCTGTCCTTTTTTGCTCTTGCTCTTTCCACATTGTTTCTAAGCTCTGCAATTCTTCGTTTACCATTGTCTCTGAGTTCTGCAAGTTTTCCTTCACCATCTTGTATTCTTTTTGCAATTTGTTCAATAATTCTGTGTCCAGTGATACAATCTCTGTTATGGATTTGATTTCCTTTGTCATCTATGTAAATTTTGAATGTTAATATTTGATTCTCATCAATAAATTGTTGCTTTTTTTCGCTTAGGTCACTTGATTTTATTACCTCAATGATACATTCAGTACTATCCAGCAGCATTGCCTTTACATCTGCTCTATATCTACTGCCATCAATCACAACTTCTGGCTTAGGGTCATTAAGTAACACATTGTGGCCCTTGTAAATAAAATATTTTTGTTCTATTATTTTACCTTTGAACTCTTTATGTTCAAATGACTCATCAATAAAATTAGAGAAGTCAGTAATAACTCCATTGATAACAAATGATGCTCCTTTACTTAGCTTCCAGTGAGGTGTTTGATTGTTAAAGTAAGGCTTGAATTTTATCTGTTTATCTGGTAGGCCATACCAATCACGCTTACTCATTTTTACAGCCTCTGATATGCTCGCCTGGTTGTTATGCTCATCATAAGCATAAGGCCATTTGTTTATTCGTTCCTGTTCCATTAGAAGGGTGCTTCATCAATTGGTGTAAAATCATCAACAGGCTGTGGTTTCACCTCTGTACTTGGTGTAGTGGAGTCAATCTGAAACCATCTTGTACCATTGGTATTGCCTTCTGTATATTCTTTATTGTAGAACTCACAGTATCTTTGTATCCAAGATGTAAATCTCTTTTGTTTCAACCATTGCTTGAAGTCCTTATTCTCATCAATAAACTTATCAAATACCAAGTTCTTATTGATACGGTTGCCTTCTGTTATCTCATCAGTCTCCTTGATCCATTCAAGGAACTCAGCAGATGTCTCATTCACTAATTTTCTATTCTCTAAGTTCTTATGCTTAAAGTCAACAAGTCCATTCTGTAGGTAGTATGTCAAGCAGTTAATCATGAAGTGGTCAAACCTTGCCCATTCAAGCTCATCCCAATCATCAAAGAGCATGTGCCCGAAATGGTCAAGTGGTGAGTTGTTTGAATTAAAGAATGAGCTCATCTCAACCTCAAACTTCCTACGTTCAAAACTACCTCCAAGACCTCCGATGGTGTAATTGGTAGTGATCACTATTTTAGGTGACTTGGTCACTGGTAGCTTGATAGCATCCTGGCCTTTGTATTCTAATGTGATACCTTCTGTGATGAGACTAAATAGATTCTCAAAGTTAAAGTTCTTTTTAACGTCATCAAATACCAACAGCTGAGTATCAACAGGAACAGCTTGATAAGGGAAGGACTTGGTGAACTCAAATGTCTTACCATCTATTGAGGCCACTTTCTTAATGTAGCTCAAAGCATTCCAGAAGAGTGACTTGCCACTTCCTCCATTAGGATTCTCAGACATGGTCTCATCATTGAATACTATTGCTTTATTGTTGGCAGCAGTCTTGAAGGAGTGCATCAAGTAACCTATAACTGATTTTAGTGAGTCATATTTCTCAGTATCTTGGGAGGAACAAAGCCAGATAAAAGTTCTGTACTCACTATCATGGTGATCAGCATCAATGAAGTCTCTATCAATCACTTGTTTTTTCCACACAAAGCCATCAAGATCCTTGTATTCTACCTTCTCAACCTTATCTTGATTAACTTTCAAAGCACAATTTCTGTAATATATCCAGGCGAAGTCCTTACCATCCTGCTCAACAGTGAACTGTGCAGTATCAAGCATGGATAAGTAGGCAGGAGTGAATGACCTGGTGGATGCGGCCAGTGTATCATACACCTCAAAGTGTAGACTCTCCATTTGTTTCTTAAGTACGTAGTCTTTTATCCAGTACTCAGATACCTCATCAACAAAATTATCATCCTTGTAGATAAAAGTGAATGTCTTTGAGTTACTAATAGGGTAGTGCTTGAAAAAATTGTTGTGCTCCAGGTAGAACTTGAACTTGTGAGGTGATACTTTCATTTTGCCCTTATCATCATGAGACCAAAACTGCTCCAGGTCAATAGTTGATTTGGCTGAGTCAATCTCAAGTTTAATAAATTTAGGCTCAATGGTTGGGAACATCTCAAATATCTCCTTGTCAGACTTACCAATCTTAGCACTACCAACTATTTTACTTTTAGTTACCTTATCATCAAAGAACTGAGTCTTAAATTTTGCTGTGTGCTTATAAGCAGATGCAATCAATGCCTTTATTTCGCTTTCTGGAAAGTCCTTCTCAGCATTTGGAAGGATGTAAGATTCACATGTTGACTGCTCAACACCAAAGTCATTGAATGATAGTGCTAAAAGATGATAGGAGTTGTTTCTTTGTGATCCATTGTAATGTTTCTTAAACCATACCATCAACCTGTTAGCAATATCATCCTGGTCCTGGATAGGTATGTTGGTCACTGAGCCAAGTGTTGAGGGGTCAATTACTTTATCCTCTGGAACAAACTCTTCAAATAAATTAGATTCTATATTGAGAAACAAGTCAGTATCATAAGACTCAAAGCATAGCCTTGAAACATCTTGGCCACTGGTATCAATGGTATTCTCACCAAACTCATCATTAACCCACTTATAATTGTTGTATATTGCCTTGTATCTCCTATTGTAGTCTTCATTATCTACTACTACAGGTATCTTGACCAGGGCTTTGAGTCCATTACCAGAAGGAGATACCCAAGCTGAGAATATATAGGGGTCTTTGGATAGCTTATCCTTCAACAACTTAACATCATCAAATGATTTGAGCTTATCAAAGTCAATTATTGCAAGTCCAGATGCTTCCTTGAGTCCAGTCTTTGCTCTCCTGGTGAAAGTTCCACAGAAGGTGACTGCAGATAGTGATCCTTTGATGAGGTCTCTCTTTGGTTTATCCAGTTCAGCTCTTAATGCCTCAATGGTTTCTTTGACTTGGCCGTATCTGATACGCTCCAGGTAAAAAATAACATCCTTTGCCCTACCAATAGGGATAACAGATTGTTTGTCTTTGTAAAAGTCTACTTTCATGGTCTAGTTTTTAAGCACTCGTTATAAAAAAAGGGGGGAAAGGAACGAGTAAACCTTTTAAGTGGCAGCTAACCGACAACCCCTTGGCAAAGATAATAATTTATTTCAATACGTTGTATATTTTTTAATAATTTTCAATGTGTACTGCAATGTGTACTGATAAAAAGTCAATAGTACCAAAGGATGCAGAGGCAATAGTACACATTGAACAGTTTTTTTTGACATTTTTACAAAAGGAGGAAATGAAAATAAAAATAAAAATAAAAATATATATTAAAAAAGAAAATACATATAGTATAGGGAGGAATTAATGTGTACTGGTACTGATGTGTACTAATAAAAAAACTCCCACCAGCGAAGGAGGGAGTTAATTATAATCAAAAAATACAAAGCGGTGCTAAGATAGTCAATAATATTCGTTATCTGCAATCCTTCGCTTAATTATTGCTAAGTCTGTGGTGTTGTTCACTCTGAGAA